AGAAGGTGACAGTTAGAATCGCTCAACATATATTTTATAGGCTATAGATGTATCACTTAAATTATGAGAAAAGACCTAGACATTATATCTCTGAAATATTAGCCTTAAAGACAAGGGCTGAAAGAGTGGAGGCGCTTGACAAAGTGCCAGATATTTATAGAGAATGGGTCCGTACTTCTGTGATTAATTATTTTAACCACCGCGATAGCCAGAGTTAGTATGCCCTTGTGAAGTCTTTAGCCCTGATGATGTCGGGGCTTTTTTTCGCTCCCCAATCTTATATTTAATCCCGCCAGAGTGCATAACCTGTTCTTCTCATCTAGACCTAGAGGGGTTAGTAGGTATTTTCCGTCTTTGAATACAGCCATTTCATCGCGTAGAGCCTGCTGTAAAAGGTCTGGCGGCATAGACTCGTTTGATATTACCGCTAACAAGACTCCTAGCTTCTTGCTTTGGTTTCTACTCAAAGCCATTCGGATAGCTCCCCGTTCTAATCATGTGGCAAATGTCTTCCGCTCGCTTGCCGACCTGCTTTCTCCATCTGCTATCCCAGAATTGATCGGCGCTTTCTTCGTAGTCATTAGACTCAAGAGCTTTTATGGCTTTTTTAAAGCCCAAGAATCTTGGCTTCCCTAGATTGAAAAGCAGATTCAAGATAGCTTCTCTGCGGACAGTGTTTAAGTCTTTGTACCAATGAAAAGCCTTAGCTTCAGCCTTGCAGCGATTAATATCATTGACTAATAAGTAATCAATTTCATCCTCTGACAGACCTACATCCTTGAGGTTTCTCCCCACACCTATAGTCTCTATCCCCACACTATCAAGGTAAACGGTTGACCTTACTCCCTCGTGCGATCTTAGCATTTTAATTAAATTATCCATTCTAGCCTCCGATGTTTCACGTGAAACTATCCGCACAGATAAATACAGGCTACTTGCCTTATATCTGAGGCGTCTGTAAATGTTACTGATTCCCTTGCTTTCGCTACAGTGTAGCCACGAAGTATATCATCTGCCTGCTTCATGCCCTTCCCTGAGAGAGAGCTAGTGACAATTAAATCCCCCGCAGCTATGTTGCCGCCCTCATTGCATACATTAACCAAACCTTCTCCGAGAGAGTTGCTGATAATAGTTTTACGGCCAACAAAGTCTGGCGCGTATAACGGGTCTATGGTTGGAAGATTCTCTTGACCCGGCTCTTTTTCAACATAAGGCGATTGCGCCGCTACAGGGACATAAGAGCTGCTTCTAGTGCCAGCGTAGATGCCAATTGCAGATGTATTTGGAACACTGCTTATATCCATCAAAAACAAAGCGTTAGCAACATTTCTTTTAATTAATAGCTCGGAGTCTATTAGTATATCGCCAATTTCAGGGAACACAGCATCAGCTAGTAACCCATCGTGCATACCAGTAAAGGGAGTGATCGTGCCTGACGCTGTAATGTCTCCTTCGACATGAACATCGCCAGCCGTTAAAAGAGCAAAGGTCGAATTGCAGATAGTGGCACTATTAACTTGAGTACCGCCACTACCGCCTGCGGTAGCATTTCTAAAAAAGGCCGCTGTCGTGTTATTGCATAAGCCAGTTTCGCTTCGGTTATAGCTAAACAATCCACCAGTTGAGTTTGCAAAATAACCACCCCACGCAAATTGGCTGTTGTCTTGATTTTGCCCCGCTACACCTATCGAATTACTAGCATTTGCAAATCCCCCAACCCCGAACCCACTAGTTGCGCTTGTCGTAAATATTGCAGCGCCTTGAAAGCCATATAAGGTCGTGCTGGTTCCCATTTCAAATTTAAAATTGCCGTAAGTTTTTGAGGTGTTAGATATTAGTTTTCCAACAGATACGGCATTTGCTGCTAGCTCATCGGCTGTAATTGCTCCCGTTGCTATTTGACCAGCTGTTATCGTGTTTGCGGCGATCTTGCTAGACGTGATCGCGAAAGTGGCAATAGTGGCGGCGGTGACTGCGCCCGCGCTGATCTTTGCTGTAGTGATAGCGTTTGAGGCTATCTTGTCGGCAGTAATCGCGCCCGCGTCTAGTTTGGCGGTCGTAATCGCGCCAGCGGCTATTTTTGTGGCTTCAATCGCGCCGTCTACTAATTTCGTAACCGTTATGGCATTCGTGGCAATGACCGCCTCAGTCACGGCAGCTACCGCAATCTGAGCAGTCTGCACTTGACCTGCCAATTCAGAGAAATCCGTTGCGCCTTGAACAGACACATAAGCCGATCCGTTCCAGCTATATAACTCACTGTCGGTTGTGTTATATATGGTCTCTGTGGACTTTACCGTCGGAACGCTAGTTACTAAACTGACAGGCTCTAGACCCTCTGCAAACTTAGCCACATCAATAGTCCCGTCCACTATGTCTGGGCCTGCCACCTGAACAAAACTTCCAGAAACCTCAGCGGACGCGCTGGATTCGCTTTCATAATTATTTAATGCCGTCAGCTTGAAGTAGTAAACAGTTAAATAATCTAGTCCGTTCGCAAGCCCCACGTTGTGAGTCCTGATGTTTCCTTTATTTACCGCTAGGCTAGTTAAAAGGTTGCTTGCGCTAGGCGTAAAGCCGCTTGATGTGCTGAAGTAGATATTGATTGATGACACGCTGTCCACAGCGGGAGAAACAAACCCTATCTCAATAAAGCCCAACTTCCCCGTTGATGCCGATACAGATGTCGGCGCTGTTATTACGTCAGGCTCCGCTATGATTATATTGACAGGAGAAGTCCAGCCGGAAACTACATTATCAAACGAGAAGTGCCTGACTCTAACGTAGTACTGATCTCCTACTACCGCCCCCGCAAAAACAACAGTAGGCACTCCCCTGCCCGCAAAGGCTGCGGCTTTCCAGTCATCAGCCGCGTCAGTTGGTAGCCTGTATTGAATCTCAGTGCCTTGAATAGCGTTATCATCTCTATTAGTCCAAGATACCCGAACGCTAATCTTTGCTACCGTACCCTCTTGTGCGTTTATTTGGCTTATCGCTAGATTTAGAGGCGCTTCTATGGCCTTAGACCCGCCATTAGGATTTGTTCCACCCGCTACAGGCGCTAAATAATCCGCTGCATCATAGTCATATACTGTGTCATCTATCTCTTGCAGGTTTAATCTGGTAGCCGCAAAGATGATCCCGTCATTCTCAAGGAAGTCTAGGGTTGTTGATATCACCTCAAAGGTTTTTTCGTTATATCCCAGTCTGGTGTTTGTCACTTTAACCCAGTCACTAGGCTGTAGCTTCAAGTATTCGACTGTCGTTAAAAGGCTTATTGAAGCCGTCTGTCGCTGTCTTATTAGCCCTATCGTATGTAGCCTTTGAGCCATTGTATTTGTAGATGTGAACGGAAGCTGCATTTCAAGGATGCGCTTATAGTTGGCGTTTGACTCGCCTGACGGGGTATCTGCGGCCAAAAAGGTGGCATCCTCGTATACAGGAGACTCCATAGCTTCATATTTAGCTGTGGAATCAACAAAGATTGACTTGACTACATTGTATAGGTCACCTGATGAGCCTCTAGTTGATATGGAAACGGGGCCAAGTAAGTCTTCATCTGTTACCGTTAATGTTGCTGTTCTATCCCCGCCAACAAATAAGTTAAACTGTCCGTTTGTATAGGTTATAGCGCCAGAGCAGGAAGATAAAAGCCCTTCTAGCAAGCCATCTCCAGAAGCTGAGGCGCTAGTAAAGCCGTTAGCCGTATATCTTTTCTCTGTGCCGGAGGGAAGGGTAACTGTTTGATCGCATATATCAGCAGAGGAATAAAAGCCGCCACTAGCGTTAGTGTCATTTATCTCACTAGACTGAGCTTTTAAGCCATACAAAGTATCAGATAAGTAATCTCTTATTATTAAAGCAGGGTTGTTAGAGTAAGCGGTTGATGCGGTTCTGGGGTCGTATACCTTCTTTCCTTTAACCGTGAACCAGAGATTGGGTAATCCTGCGTTCTTTTCTGGGTCATAGACTACTTCCATGTAGACATAAGCGATGCCTTGGAATTTACAAGTAGTCGGGTAATCAGTAGGCACTGCTGCGTAAGCCACTCCATCAACTGCCGTCTGGCTGCCATCATGGAATGTGTAGCGAACCAGAGAGTTGCCCGCGAATGCGTTTTCGTTTTCGCTGTTTGTTAATGATGTGTTGTTTGCCGTGTAAACGGTTTCTCCGCTTACAGTGCTAGAGGTTACTGTGAGAAGCTCATCGTTGTAATAGATTCCCTCAAGGCTTTGTATCTCATGGCCCGCTAGGGCTATTGCCAGATGCAGTTTGTAATTGCTTGTGCCGCTAGTGGTGATCTTAACTATAGTCCCGCCCACTCGGCACTCACCATAAACAATTTGTCT